CAATAGATAGTTCGTTCAGCAGAAGTATATTGCACAGAAGCCGGAGCAGTCGTGGTATTTTGAGTCTGAACGACCAAAGTAGTCGTGGTCACATTACCTACCACAACGGTAGTTCCACCATCCAGAATCTCATCTGTTATTGCTGCAACAATCTGAGCTCCAGAGCTGCTAGTACCCACTTCATACCCAATATCCCCTGATCCGATAACTGGAGCAGTAGCACAGAAAATTTTGATATTGGTCATGATGGTATTAGCGGGTTGAGTAAACTCGCCAATAGCGGGACTATCGCCAGCAGTGGTATTGACCGTTACGCCTGTAGCCAATCCAACATGTTTTATGTATTTGTCAGTTACAATTCCCGTAGAGGCAATGTCAAAAGTATTCGTGGCAACGCCAGTAGTTGAATTAACATTGATTACTTCGAATCCGTTTTCTGAACGAACCGGACCATTAAAAGTTGTATTAGCCATCTCGGCTAACCTCCTTACAAAGGTTTTGTTCTAGCGTCTTGTAAGCGTCTGCTGGGGCAGTCTCTAGAACTTATAGTTCCCAGTTAAATGAAGGGGGCGAAGAACGCCCCCTTCGATACATCACAAATCACGCACCAGGCGAACCGTAGACACAACGTGGATCTGAGTACCCGAAGCTATAACGCTCTCGAGCCTTAAATCGTACGTTACCAGTATCAAAGTCACCTTCCATCTTGGTGGACATGGACATCCGCTCAAAATGGATAAACCCACGAGGTGCATCAGTTTTGATGAACCAAGCATCGGTATCAGTGAGATAGTGGTTAATGACATAACCCTGCGGCAACATTCCCATGTTGCGAACAGCGTTGATGTCATTGTCTGCCGTACCCGGACGAAGAGTGGACTCAAGCAGTCGATCCGCTATGAACTGTCCTGCCGGCGGAACAACCAGTTTCATTCCACGAACACTTACCTTCAAACCACGCTCATCAACATATGCAGCAATGTCGATCAGGCCGTTCTCGAGGCTAGTCTCGTTCAGGTCAGCGGCGGTGCTAGGCTCATTCCGAAGAGTGTTACCACTCACCAGAGGATGGTCCGTCGCACACAGCTCTTTGGCATCGCCGCCTGGGAAACTGCTATCAAAAGCATTGTTCAGCGTAGCTGCACCCTTCACCTGTTTGGTGTTGGCCATGCTACGAGCCAAAGCTTTCGTGTAACGTGAAGCAAGACGGTCATACAGATTATCTTCAATTGCTTCCTCAGTAATTGAGAATGCAAGAGCGATAGTCTCATGCGTATATCTTGCCGTGTAGGCTTCCTGCGCATCGTCAAAAGAGATCGCCGTCCCTTCCGACTTCACAGGAGCCGCCCCAAAGCCAGAGAGCATCACTTCTTCTTCGAAAGCACGTTCCGAAGATTCAGTGTCATAAATCTCTTTAGCTTCATTGTCATACCTGGCGTACTCCAAACCAAACAGAGCATTAAGGCCAGGCTCTAGCTCTTTAGCTAGTTGAGCTCTACTAATAGCCATTTCTCAATACTCCTATATGCCAGTGGTTGAAACAGTACCACCAGCAGCAGCGCCGTTAGGACTGTTGAAGTGGTTGTTCAACCGTACGATGGCACCAATGCCGGCTGCGCCAAAATCTGCGTTCTCTGGATCGTCCACCCACCCCATGATTCTCATATTAAGAGTATTGGTAGTGGCGATAGTGCTAATAGCCAATCGTCCCAGAGAAATGCCAGTTGAATCTGTGCCAGTTATTGCCGTGGAAAAATTAGCATTCGCAAATCGACCTGCCAATGCCGTGGCCTTACTAGTCCACGTAGCGTCCGTTGCAATTACAAACAATTGCATCGGATCATCAGCAATAAACGCCTTTACGGGATGATTGCTGTCCGCTCCGCTGCCAGGCCAATAATTTTTCCATACCGTTTTTCCAGTGGTGGAATCTACATACTCACAACCCTGAAAAGCACCCACCAACCCAACAGTTCCACCTTCAGCCCCCCCACAAAGATCTATGTACCCCGTAGATAGGGGTATGACGGGCATGCCATGATAAAGCTTGTTGGTATTGCCGTTTGCAATTTCATACATTGTGTAGCCAGATACACCAGTGGAATTGGCATTCGACCCCAGTTTACTTAGAGGTCTCAGGCCAAAACTACCATTGATGTTAGCCATTTAAATTAACTCCCTAGTCCTCTTCTTTACGAGGACCGCCTAAAGTCACACTTGAACGCCGCTCAGGTTGACTGATCGGCATCGCCGGATGCTGCTCACGAGCAAGGTCGTTATCGACAGCAGTCATTTGATCGCGGGTCATACCCTGAAAATAACTTTTGCGTTCTTCAACGATTTCGAGAGGAACCCTGGCTAGAAGCAATCCTCCTACTCCAATCACACCGGCATGTTTCCCATCTTCGATGGTCGGCGCTTCGAAGTCCGGATATTCATCACCGCGAACAAGCTCATAGCCTTCACGAATACGAGCGGCTATGTTCTTGCGGTCATCAAAACCCATCACTTCGGCTCTCACCCACCTGTGCTTGTAGCCCTCAGGTGGAGGGGGAGCGTCCAATATGGACGGTGGTTTCCAAGGTTCTCTGCGTGCTTGCTTTGCACGAGTTTGATTTGCGCGTGGCGTCCTAGTGGTTTTCTGGCTAACTGTGTGTTCGATATCGTCATTCATGGCTAATCCCTCACGTATTTTGCATATTCTTCAAGAGGCACATTCAGCCTCTTGGCAATCGCAACCTGTGAAGGCGATAGCCGCACAGTTTTTCGTCCACTGCTCTTATTGCGGGATGCAGAAGCCTCAGCTGACGCAACCTTACGGCTTCCCCCGTTTGACCTAGGCTTCTGGTCGAACTTATGTGGAAACTCCGACCTCATCCTACTGTCAAGTTCAGAATAATACTCGTCAGAGGAGGGATCAAACCCATCATCCTCCACTAACCGTCTATGCACGCCAAAAGCGGCATATGTCATAACTTCATCCTGGCCAAACCAGTTATTTTTGGCAGCCCACGCTTCCGCCTTAGGATCTGGCGGTGCAGGGGTCTGTGGCTGAGATGGAGTCTGTGGCGCAGATTGTGCAGGTTCTTCACGTTGCGCCCTGGCTAAAGTGCCTTTTTCATAAGTAAGACTGGAAAGGGCCTCTTGAGCCTCTACAAGCTTATCTACATCACCGCTTTCATGCGCTTCTTTTAAAATTCTCTTAGCCGTGTCCAACTGAGACTCGACACGATCTCCAAACTGCTTTTGATAACCCTTATCTAGGTCATCTATGCGTTTTTTAAGAGAATCGTTTTCTTGCTTGACGTTTTCCGCAAACTGAATGGCGCTCTGCTTCTGGCGCTCTTCTTCACGAAAACGTTTGGTGAGTTCGCCTATTCGAGTCTTAACCCCAACACTATATTCCTCCAACTCTTCATCTTGAGTGGAGACTTCTAGGGCTTCGGTTTTCGGCTCTTCGGCTTCGGTCTCGGGGTTTAAATCAACATTTACTGAGGATTCTTCAGAATCCCCTACATCAATATCTTTTTCTTCAGGAGGCATGTCATTTTTCCCATAGCTCCTTTCTGCTTTCTAGACATGTTTAATATCATCAGGATCGATAATAGTAGCAATGACCTCATCATCATTGATGATACGCACTTCGCCATCATCTAGCTTAAACCTAGAACCGGCATAACGACCAATGCAAATCCATTGGCCTTCCTCGCACCACGAACCCATATCCCCAAACTTTGCGGAATCTTTATAGGCCAATGGACCAATTTTAAGAACATAGGCAACAACGGTACCTAAAGCTTCCCTTTCTCGTACAACATCTGGAATGTGGATGCCACCGTCTGAGGTGGCTCTGCCCATATAGGGCATTACCAAAACCCTCCAGCCCGTAGGCTGCGGCAGACGTTCCTTGAGGTTTTTCGATAATCTGGAAGGGTCTAGATACCTATCTTTCTCTTCAACATAGGCATTTGCTATCGAATGTTCGGCTTTCTCACTTTCTGCGATGTGCTCAGGTACTAATAAGGGACTGCTCACTCGTCATCCTCCGATCTCAGGGTGTCCTTGACCTCTTGCTCGGCAAACTCGAGCCCTGACAGCTCGCCGACCAATTGGCGGTAACTCTCCATGTCCTTGGGAGTACCGTGTAAAATCGCATCTTCAGTCAACTTTATCCTGCCCTGGATGGCCCTGAGGACAGAATATGCAAACGTTACGGGGTCAGCCACGTAATATAAGTCCTTTTATCTCGGATAAAGAGGTTTATCTACAAAGCCGCCGTAAGCAAACGGTGTGTAATCTATTTCTAATTCGTCGGCGTTTAAACCCTCTTCTTTCGCTATTTTCTTTCTTTTTGCGTCTATTTCTTCAAGTTCTTGTGGGGTGTAATACTGAATAGTGCTTTCAGACGGTATGTACATATTAGTACCTTCAACAACTACTTCGCCTTTTACGGATTTAATTGCGTATTGTTTGTCACCCTCGCCTGGAACCACATACAAGTCTGTAGTTTTAGGGTTAAACCTAGCTACTACACCGTCCCTGTTTATTTTTCCCATAATTGAATCATCCATACTTAATGTGCGTACAAGTTCTCCTTGTATGCTAGACATTACTCC